AATTAAATTGCTAAATGATACCGCGAAATCGCTTTCAGACGCGGCGGCGGAAAAGCGCAATAGTATTAAATTGCGCGTTGCTAAGGCAAAAGAAATTATTGATTCTGATCCAGGCGCACACTTTATACTCTGGCATGATCTTGAGGCAGAGCGGCACGAAATCAAGCGACAAATGCACACTGCCGTTGAAATTTACGGATCAATGGATTATGGAGAGCGTGAGCGGCGTGTTATGGATTTTTCATACGGCAAAACTCGGTTATTTGCAACTAAAAAGAGTCTATCCGGATGCGGCTGCAATTTCCAGCGACACTGCCACAGGGCAATATTTATTGGCATTGATTATGAGTTTCACGATTTTATACAGGCATGTCACCGTATTTACCGCTTTTTACAGACGGAGCGCGTTATTATTGACATTATTTACACAGAGGCGGAGGAGCCTATATATCGTTCATTGATGGAAAAATGGGAGCTACACAAAACCCAACAAGATAAGTTGCGCAATTTAATATTGAAATATGGTTTGTCTGGGAAAGCACAGGCGGAACGAATGGCCAGAAGCATAGGTGTGAAGCGAGTGAAGATAAAAGGGCAGGGCTTTACGGCCGTCAACAATGATTGCGTGGACGAAGCGGCGCGCATGGGTGAAAACAGTGTGGATTTAATTCATACATCAATTCCATTTTCGAACCATTACGAGTATACGCCAAGTTATAACGATTTTGGACATAACGAAAATACTGTGCGATTTTTTGAGCAGATGGACTATCTTACACCGCAATTGCTACGGATACTAAGACCCGGACGTGTAGCGGCAATTCATGTAAAAGATCGTGTTCTATTCGGAAATACCACAGGGACGGGAATGCCAACAATAGAACCTTTTCATGTGAATTGTATTAATCATTATATGCGACATGGATTTCAGTATTTTGGCATGATAACCGTAGTAACAGATGTTGTTCGAGAAAACAACCAGACATACCGGCTTGGATGGAGTGAACAGTGCAAGGACGGCTCAAAAATGGGCGTGGGTTGCCCAGAGTACATTCTACTTTTCCGCAAGTTACCTACTGACACATCAAAGGCTTATGCGGATATGCCGGTGTCAAAAACTAAAGACGAATACACGCGAGCGCAGTGGCAAATTGATGCACATGGTTATTGGCGTTCTTCCGGCGATAGGCTACTTACTAAAGATGAATTAACGAAAATACCTGTTTCTAACCTGCAGGCGGCATATCGCAAGTATAGCCGAGATTCAGTTTACAACTACTCCGAGCATGTGGAAATTGCAAAGGAGTTAGACAAAAAAGGAAGCCTACCCGCCACATTTATGGTTGTTGCACCGGGCTCTTGGTCTACAGATGTATGGGATGACATTAATCGCATGAAAACGCTAAATACGAATCAGAGTCGCCGCAGGCAACAGCTTCACGTGTGCCCTTTGCAAATAGATATAGTGGACAGAATTATACATCGCTACTCAAATCCAGGTGATTTAGTGCTAGATCCATTCGGCGGAATAGGTACCGTTGCATTACAGGCTCTAAAGGCTGGGCGCAAAGGGTATACGATAGAACTTAATGGTGATTATTTCCGCGATGCCGTGGGATATTTGCAGGGGTATGAGGACGAGATATCACAACCTACGCTATTTGATTTTATTTAGGAGGTGTCACATGCCATGCAGATACAGTGATCTTGGAATGGATGTATGCACTCGATGTGGAAATTGTGAGGATTTAACGCCGGACGAATCACGAACATGTCAACATACTAATTCAAATAATTTAGCATACGGCCATGACCAATGCGAAAACTGTGGTGCGTGCGAATGAATGACGTGATTCGCGCATTTCCACAGCGCAAAGAAGCCATGGGAGGTGTAGTAGTTGGCATCAAAAGACAAGATTAATAAAGCTATATTACGCATCCAGCAAGGATATGAGATGTCACGACATGCCGGGAACACGCTTATTTGTGCGTATAGCGGCGGTAAGGATTCGGATGCATTGTTAGACCTTTGCTTAAAATCCGGCGTACCATTTCGTGCTGAACATAACCACACTGGCATTGACGCGCCGGAAACCGCCTATCATATCCGGGATGTATTTTCAGGGCTAAACATGCCAACAGCTATAAATATGCCCGAAATGTCAATGTGGCAATTGATCGTGAAAAAGCTTATGCCGCCAACCCGGCGCGTTAGATATTGTTGTGAATATTTAAAGGAGCGGAAATTCGATAACCAGCACTTACTTATGGGGGTTAGATGGGCAGAGAGTAACAGCCGTAAGTCGCGTGGCACACATGAAAAACTATCTGCTAAAAGGGAAGATCGGATAATTTATCAAGACGAAAATGACAATAATCGCAAATTAACAGAAATATGCATGAGAAACAACAGGGTTGCAACTAATCCGATTATTGATTGGACAGACAAAGATGTTTGGGAGTATGTCCGAAATAATAATCTAAAAATGAATCCTCTGTATGAATGCGGCTTTAGGCGTGTAGGGTGCATAGGTTGCCCAAATGCAGGTAAGCATGTGCTTGCCCAATTTGCACGATATCCCAAATATAAGGTCGCATACATCCGAGCATTTGACAAAATGATTATCGCGAAAGTCAAAAGCAGGGAAAGGCGCAGAAAGCCACAGGATGTGAGCGAAATATGGCAATCTGGGGAGATGCTTTTCAATCGGTGGACTAATCCCAAATTTGACCCACAACAGTTAACTTTAGAGGATATGGAGGTGCTTTAAATTGCCCAAAAGAATATCGAAACCAAAAGATTATGCCGCCGAATTACAAACATCTTTCGACCTGTGGGATAGGCTGAAAATTCATGGCGCAAGTGATCCCTGCTGGGCTGACGGATGCAATATGAATCTTGTGAGAAATCACATTTCTAATCACAAGAGATACATTGAAGAAAATTATAAGCAAGAGGATTATCCTGAAATCTATTACAGGGAAACACCGCCAATGGTGGATAACAATTACATGGCGCGTACCGATGAGATATTGGCAAATGCCATTAGCTCATTGAAGAGGTATGATACCTGCCCAAACTTGGCGCATCTAACTGGCATTATCGGCAAGTTAAGTGAAAAACAGCGCAAAGATACAAGCATTGATAATGTCATTGGCTATCGAACCGCTCTTGAAATTGCAATAAAGGCCATGGATTATATAACGATGCGACGGCATGAGCACACAAAAAACTATTTAGATAGTTTTGCAAGCTGTGCCGATATGATAAGGACGTTAGATTTGACTATAATCGTAGAGTCGGACTATGAACAGACAACAATTTTTGATTATCTGGAGGTGACAACATAGCTAGAAAAATATCTATCGCTGTGTTTATTTTAATCATATATAGCACGGCTAATCTCCCAATCATGGCACAGAGTAATGACGGCTTTTTCAGCTTCATGAGCTACAGAGCCATTACTTACCGCAATTCACCGCAATGGCAAATGCAACAGTATGCCACGACTGATGATGCAGGCTTACGGCGATACAATGGATTAAAAATGCTAGCTATCGGCACCGGCTGGGGCTATACGGTTGGCGATGTGATAAATGTTACGTTATCAAGTGGAATAGTTATAACAGGTATAATCGGTGATATCAAAGCAGACCGGCACACATGCGAGCGCAACAAGCGCACTGCTCATAATGGATGTTATTTGGAGTTTATTGTTTGCATCCCTAATATTTGCCCAATGGCTAGACGTATGGGAGATATGTCATGGATGGGTTTTGTGGGACATGTGATGTCTGTAGATAGGATTACAGATGAGTAGACTCAACTGATGGCCGATATTAGGTTCGAAAATAAAAAAAGCCACCTTCTAACCGCAAGAGAAAGTAGCTTATAATAATGCCTCAACATCGTTATTATATCAAGTTGTGGGAGGTTTTACAATATGACAGATATAGAATATCTATCAAGGGCGTTTGGTGCGAAAAATCAGGCTGTTGAATTGCAAGGGCAAATAAAAAGATTGGATGAAGCTATGGTAAAGATAGGCACATCTATTACAGAGGGAAGTAAAGTACAATCTAGCCCACCGAAAGACCCGATGGGGGATAGGGTGTCGGATCTTGTTGATGAAAAAGATGATAGAAGAAATCAGCTTATACAGCTAAGTCATATTTACAACACAGCTGAAAGAATCATAAACAGGGTAGACTGTGTTACATGTAGAGGCGTCTTGCAAAAGCGATACCTCGAAGGCAAGCGTCTCAGGATAATAGCTGTGGAAATGGGATACAGCTATAGATATGTGCAAGATCTTCACGCTGCCGGAATGAAGGAAATAAAAATCCCGGCATAAATACGTACTGTTTACGAGCATTATCCGTATCAAATCCGGTTGACATTTGCAAAAATTCATGTTTATATTTATACTAGCGGAAGCGTCCGCAAGCGAGCGCATTCCGCATGTATAAATACTCAGCATATAGCCGTCCATTTTGGGCGGTTTTTTTAACAGGGCCTCGTACACCTACGGCAAATGCCATGTGTCCCACGCGGGGACGTTTTATTATGTCACATGGCCCGCGACTGGTTCGTGGATTTTTTATTTGATGGGCGGTGGTGATAGTGATATGGAGATCAGAGAGCAGGCCCGGAAAGATTACGAGGCGGGGGTGTCGCCGTCTGAAATTGCCGCGAAGTATGACCTAAAGCCGGACACTGTACGCAAGTGGGCTAACCGGCATTGGAAGAAGGACACAGGACAGGACAAAGCGCGGGACAAAAAAACAGGACAGCGGGACAGGAAAAAGAAACCGCCTAAGTTACGCGTAAAAACAGGCATTGGCGGTAATGGCAACCTAGTACCACTGAACCAACGAACAAAGGACGAACAAAGGGCAATCCAGTCTATAGGTGGCATTGCTTCCGGTGAATCTAGGCGCGAAAAAAGGCGCGCCAAGGAAATGATGGAATCCATCCTTTCAAGCCGTGCGGACAGAGAAACCACACAAAGGCTAATTGTTGCTGGACATCCTGAGGGTGATGTTACGCTCGCGCTGTCAATGAGGCAAAATTTATTCGACCTCGCGATGGGGCGCGGCATGACCGCCCTGCAGGCAATTAAATACATTGATGAAATCATGGGCGATAACCCGAAGTTAATGCTAAAAGAGCGAGAAATCGCCGCAAAGGAAGCCGCGGTGAGCGTCCAAGCAGTCAACATCACCCCATCGATGGAGCAATATGCAGCATTCAGAATGGCCGAGAATTACTTATGGGAGTTCTGCAAGCTAAGAGTGCCTAGGGTATACACTGCGGAGGCGCATTATCTTAGGGAGTGCTGTCAGGCACTGCAAGATTTCGAGACTGACGATACCGAACTGCTAGTATTCGAGCTGCCGCCGCGCCATGGCAAGAGCCTAACTGTAAGACACGCTGCGCAGTGGTACCTTGGACGCAATCCTAATTTACGATTAGTCGGAGCAAGCTATAATCAAAAATTAGCACGTAAGCTCTCCAAGGGCATTCGGAACGACATTGGAGAACTAAAGGCTAGTGAAAAGCGACCAGTATTTTCGGACGTATTCCCAAATGTCAAGTTAAAACATGGTAGCTCACAGGTTGACTTGTGGCAGCTTGATGGATCAGAGCAGGAAAATTACCTAGCAACGTCTCCCAAGTCAACCGCAACCGGTTTTGGTGGCGAAATTGTAATTATAGATGACATTATCAAAAACGCCTACGAAGCTAATCATAGAGGCATACTGGAAGATCACTTTGAGTGGTTCACGGATACTCTGTATTCGAGACTCGAAGGTCGGAGCAAGGTTATCCTTGTCATGACGAGATGGGCAACAAGAGACCTTATTGGGCGCGTTGTGGCTATGTATCGAGAGCAAGGACGCAAGATCCGCATTATCACGAAAAAAGCCTTTGACGGCAAGAAAATGCTTAACCCAAGCCTTTTAGATAAAATCAAGTATGACAATTTGATTCGCACTATTGGTGAAGAAATTGTTCGCGCAAACTATGACCAGGAGCCAATCGACCTTAAGGGACGGCTGTATAGCGAATTTAAAACCTATAGTGAGACCGAAAAGCCACAATTCAAGGCAGTATATGCAATATGCGACATTGCAGATGACGGAGATGATTATCTCTGCAATGGGATATATGGAGTGCCATACGGTAGCGATCCAAGTGCATATATGCTTGATGTGCTATACACCCGAGAAAGCATGGATAGTACTGAAGATAAAATTATCCAGCAACTACTTGACTATAACGTCACTGAGATGAGATTCGAAAAAAACTTTGGTGGCCGTGCTTGGAAGAAGGTCTTAGAGGACAAATACAGAAAGGCTGGTGGAACGAAATGTCAGTTCATCGTATATTCACAGGCCCGAAACAAAGAGGCAAAAATATTAGCTACATCCTCGACCGTTACGCGCAAAGTTATAATGCCAGAGGCATGGGACAGATGGTGGCCTAAATTTTTCATTGATGTAACAGAGTTTTTGCGCACCGGGAAAAACTCTCACGATGATGCGCAAGATATGTTATCAGAATTGGTATTACGGGGATTAAAAATAACAACTGATGTTGCAGGGCTGGTGAGACGATAAATGCCAATAGCTACAATACAAAAAATGCAAGCCGCACGAGATACTGGAAAGTTGAAATCGTGGTTGGTTGATACTGTGGATGCTTACCTCGCATCTGAGCAATATGCCGACTATGTCAAATTCGAGAAATATCATGCAGGCAAAAATCCCGTGCTAACGGCGTATAGAAATATTGTAAATGTCGAAGGCGGTGAATCACTTGACCTGACCCCCTCCAATAAAATGTCAAGCGGTTTTTTTGGAATACATGTAAGTCACATTACCGGCAGGCTGAGAGATAATCCCGTGCAGATCTTGCCGTACCTGGGCGAAGCCGCAAAAACGAAAGAGGCGCAGCAGGAGCGCAGCAAAGCCACAAAATTACTAAAATTAAAGCTAGGAAAAAATTATGACACTACAATCCATGTCACATCAAAATATGCTGCGATACACGGTATCACATATACATTCAAAAACCATGATGTGCTACAGCATTTTAGGGCAACGGAATACTTTATGTTACCAGATGCATATACCGGGGCATTTAACGCTGGGGTTCGATTTTGGCAGATTGACAAGAGCGATCCAGAGATGCCATGGGTAATCCAGCTATATGAGGAAAATGGCCTCTCCACCTGGACACGAGACAGCAGGACAAACATCCTCACGCCTGTATATTGGGAGGGCGGAGCATGGAGGGAGCATATCGGCAATGGGCACCAGCAGCCATACCGCACCAACTTGCCGATAGGTGGCGCAGGGTATGTTGCAACCACCCCCCCGGAGCCAGGCGAACCTTATCCCGGATTTCCAGTTGTACCATTGTACGCCAATCCGGAGCATGTGAGCGAACTGACTCCGCCTCTTGAGGCGATACTAATCGCTCGTGACATGTTGCGCACTAATTATATGGACGAGGCTAACAAAATGCGCTTCATCCAGTGGCTTATACAGGGCTACGGCGGTGATGTTGGGAAAATTGATGCAATGGTTGATACTATGGTGAAGCTGGGCGTGCTCGTACTTCCAGGCCAATCGGATGAGACTAAGGTTCAGATGACTATAAATGAGCCACCATATCTTGCACATCGTGAACAAATGAGAATGCTGGGAGACGAGTACTGGCGATTTGCGCAGATCCTGAATATTGACGCAGTTGTACGAGGTGACATTAGGGTGGACGCAATATCGGGAATGTTGCGCCGCGAAGATACGAAAATGGTCGGAGTTGAGGCGGAAGCTCGTTTGCATGCTGAGCGGCTTTTAGCCCTTGAGAATGTACATGATGCGACGATTGTTTTCGAGCATAAATTACTGATAAATGCCGGAGAGGTCGCGCAAGTTATATCACAGATGACTCCCGACATGCCATTCAAGTGGCGATTATTCCACAATCCTAAGATTGACAACGCTCTTATCGACGATATTATTGAGGATTATGATGCTGAATCCATCGGCCAGACTGATAAAGATATAGCCACCTACGAGTACTTGAAGGAAAAAGCTCGCCTCGAAGCGGGAGGGGAATAACCCATGGATGAGGCAGTGCAGCATCGCTTTCGCATGTTAGATCGGAGATTACAGCGGCGATACAATCAAGTATCAAGCCGCTTAGCAAGGCAGCACGACCAGGCACTTCAACGCCTTTTGCGCGAATTTACGCCAAATCCCGATTCGACTATCTCGGACAACGAAGCGTTAGCACGCGAGGCTATCCAACGAATTAACCGTGAGACAATAATCAGAGATTCGCTCGGCAGGATCAAGCAGCAAGGCTTTTGTGATAGCATTATCGATGTAATTGCACAAGAAAGCGTGAATGCAGGGAGTAGGGTCGAAAGCGAAAGCTTAAGCCTTTTTGTAGACAGCTATAGTCGTGAATTACAAAAAATAAATCGACAAGCAAAAAAATCACAAGGATTTTTGCGGCGCATTGCAAGCTGGATCGGGATTGGTGCAGTGGCGATCACAAGGACGCTAGGCCATCAGGATTTGCAAAATATACACCGTGGATACTTGTCATTCCAATCCACAAGACAGGCACAAGGGATTGCAGGTACGGCAATATCACAACTTGCAGCAGATCGACATCGGTCAGACTTCTTCTTTCATCGATCCTTACAGCGCATGGGCGCAACATACCCGATACGAGCGCAAATAATGAACGAATTTGCGGTACGGATGGCGCGAGGCGAGAGCATACACTCTTTAGCGCGCGGAATTCGAAATGTCACAAATTCAGCATATTATCGAGCAAAACGAACAGCCAAAACGGAGTGTTTGCGAAGCTCATCAATGGGCGCACATCTTGCCGCTTGTCAGGCCGCGAACGAGCATGGTTTGCGGATGAGGAAGAAATGGCACCACACACATGGACAGGATAACCCGCGCCTTGATCACAAGGAAATGCAGAGCGAAATCCGAGAGCTTAACGAACCGTTTTCCAATGGGGGGCAGTATCCGCGCGATGCCAACTTATCAGCAGAGGAGAGCATAAACTGTGGGTGCTGGGTAACATATGAGGTTGTGATTTAATGTCTGTGCAATTTAAATCAAACGAAGCGGCGGTGCTTAAGCAATTTAACTCTAACAAGGCGGCACTGCTAACCGCATGGGGCATAAACTACACCACACGTGCTGTCGATGAGATGGATAAAGGCATATATCATGCCCCAAAATCCGAAAGCGGATACGATCGCACCGGGCGACTCAGAGCGGGGCAGGAATATCAAGTTAATTTAGAGAAATGGGAAGTCCTTGTTGGAAACACAGTGCTATATGCAATTTTTGTAGAGCTTGGAACAAGGTATATGATGGGATATCCATTTATGCGAAATGCGATCAATGCATTTGCCGCAGAAGCTGAAAAGCTAGCAAGAGAAATAATGGGCAAGGGGTTTGATTAACCCCCGCCAAGAGATGAGGTAAATTATGGGATTAAACTTTGAGCGGCACACGGTGGTAGTAATACCGCTTGAAAAACTTGATGAATTACGGATATCATACGAAAAACAAAAAGAACTCTTACGAAGCGACCCGATGAAAAAGGCAGCTGTCAAGACTTTGCAAGGAAAAGGGTACACATATCACGGCGGCATGGAGTGGGCGCCACCACTGGGACGGACACCAGATTTAAGCTTGCTAGACAAAATGCAAGCTGAAATTGATCAGCTAAAACGCGACAAGAGGGACCTTGAATGCGTAGCGCGTGGCGAAATTGCCATATGTGGGCTATGTGAGAATAAGCATGGCACAGATAATCATTGTAAGCCATGCACAGGCTATCCAAACTTCAAGCACAAAAGACGCTAAAAAGCGTCTTTTTATATTAGCTGGTGAGCGCATAAACACAAAAAATAGCTTGCTGTGTAGCGCAAAAACATGGCTAGGCCCAAGGTGAAATGACACCGTATAAAAAATACAGGCGAGATACAGGAGGATTCTATGGCAATGACACAAAAGTTTATTAAGGGGCTTCTGACCCCCGCGAAAGGCGCAGACGGCTTTGATCTTGATGGGGTTGTAGATGATATCTTCACTGCTTCCAAGCAACAATTAGACGATTTGAGGACAAAAAAAGATGGCGAAATAGCCACCCTTAAGACCCGAATTTCAGATATCGAACACGAACGCGATGCCCTTCTGAATGACGATAGCGGGGACGGCTTTGAGCAAAAACTCAAAGATGAAGTCGCGGCTCATGCCGCAACAAAGATCGCGCTGGAAAGAGATCGAGATGATGAAAAAGCTGCGCACGAAGCAACCAGAGCAAGGTATCAAGATGAAAAGGACGGCATTCTAATTGATAGTCTTTTCTCAGATGCACTCAAGGCACATAAGGACGATAAAGGGCGCAGCATTTCACCTGCTGTCATACCTGACATTTTAGACAGCCGGAGTTATGATCGCGCGGTATTCAAGCTAGAGCGCGACAATGACAATAGAATCGTGGCGATTAAAAATATTGAGGATGTCTTGCCAAAATTTGCGGAGCGCTACGAAAGATACTACGGCACGACTCAAACCAAAGGTGCCAACACTGGTGACCCATCTGGCAGTGGCGGAAGTGGCGGAGCTACTAAAAACCCATGGCTAAAAGAGAATCGAAGCCTAGCTGAGCAAACGCGAATTGCAAGAGAAGATCCACAACTTGCTATGCAGATGGCTGCTGCGGCTGGGATTCCCCTAAAACTATAAACATAAGGAGTTGTGAAATATGGCTGGATTAGGCACAAGAATACAAGATGTAATTATTCCCAAGGTATATACGCCGTATATGCGGCAAGAAATTATTGAGAGAAGCGCGATTATACAATCTGGCGTTACTTCTCAAAACGAACTTTTATCAGAAAAAGCGAGTTCCGGTGGCCAGACTGTAGAAATGCCAATGTGGGAACGCCTTGAAGGTGATTCCACAGAGCAGAACGACGGCACCCGAAACCCTGATTTCGGCAAAATCGAAACATTGCAAGACACTGCCATAGTGCACCGACGTGAAAAGCATTGGTCTAGCGCAAACTTGGCAAGCGCACTAGCAGGTAGCTCCGCGCAAGATGCAATAGCTGCGATGGAGGCAGAGTGGCGCATCCGAGAGGAGCAGAAGTTCCTACTCGCGACACTCGCAGGCGTTTTTGCATCCGCGAATATGGGTCCGCTCATTGCAGATGCAGAAGGGAAAGAGGTAGACGCGACAATGCTGCTTTACGCGCAGCAGCTTTTAGGTGACAATTCTGATATTCTATCGGTTTATTTGGTCAATTCATTGACATTGACTCGTCTTAAAATCCTTAATCTGATTGATTATATTCCTAACTCCCGCGGCGAAATAGCATTCACGGCCTACCAAGGAAAGCGGATTGTGCAAGACGACACAGTCGCAGCAGGCGAGACGTACGCACTTGCAAGCGGCGTTGTAGGACGTGGCGACGGCAGTCCTGTTGATGAAGTGCCGCACGCTGTATGGCGTGATGAGGGCAAGAACATTGATGTCCTAACGAGTCGATGGACAAATATCCTCCATATCTTCGGTATTCGCTGGAAAGGCACAATGGCAGGAAAATCCCCGACACTTACAGAGTTACGCACAGGCGCAAACTGGGAGCGCGTCTATCCCACAAAACATATCGGCGCGGTAAAAATTAAGCACGGTACAGTTGCGAATCCGTTTGCTTCCGGAATTACAGGGGCTTCGATTTTCGGCGAAGACGGTAGCGTATCTCCATTGATGCGACAGATGACCTACGATCCAATAGCGATCATGGACATGAATGTAACGCAATTACGCGATTTTGCCAAAGAAAAAGGCATAGAAATCCCCGCCGGCATGACGGGCCAAGAAAACATCCGCACACACATTGAAGGTATGCTACATCAATGAAGCTAAATGAGGCAATAAGGCAAACCATTAAGCATCTGCATAACGGAGGCATTTCCGGAGACTGGCTTAGCCCGCCTGAAAAAGGTACATTCATAATTGACGGCGGCGACATCTCCCTGAATGGCAATTTCGATCAGGGGGATTGGGTTGTTATTCTTGATAGTGGACAGCGCTACAGTGGGATCTTTCTATTAGGGGGGGCTAATTATCTGCCCATCATGCCGCCAGAAATGCCTCTATATTCACTGCAAAACGGCACGGACGATAGCAAGCCTTTTGATGGCAAAAAAGTATTCGCAGGCGCTGTTTATCGGCTCATTTTGCCCATGGGTTTCGTTGATCTGTGCCGTGAATATGAGGAGCATGAAAGCGATCCCCAAAATGCACAGCGTAATGTTGTGGGTGAGAGCGAGAGTGTTATCGGCGGCGAGTCGTGGAGTGTAAAGCTATCGACAAAAGCGGATGGCTCCGCTCATACATGGTTTGATTTAAATGGGGACAAATTGCCGCCGCTTGTCATGTGGCCAGCGGTAACCATCTAGAGGTGAGGATGAAAAGCGAACCAATAATAACATTCGCAAACGATGAACAACTGCAGGAAAGTCTGGGAGAGTGGCAGGCAAGGTTATTTTTAAATAATTGGACTATCCGCGCAAAAATTGCCCCATTTAAAGATATCGATGCTTGTGGTGATTGCAGTGCAAATACGGTAAGGATGTTTGCCGAAATTCGCATATCCGAACACAAGAAATCATGGTTTGAGGATGTGCAGAAAACGGTTGACGAACTGACACTTGTCCATGAATTATTGCATTTAAAGATAGGAAAAGTTCTTTCTTTTAACGCAGAAAGCCTGTCCTATCCGGCGGAATGCTTTGCCCTAGAAGAGCATGTACTGCTCGAACAAATGGCAAAGTCACTAATCATGGCGAAGTATAATTTACCATTCGAATGGTTTAAGAACATTTAGCAAGGTGGTGGGGCAAGTGGCGACATACTGGGGTAGGCGGGGCGTAGAGTCAAAGGCAAGGCAAGATCCGGATATACCCGATAGCGTGTTTTTGCTAATAACCTACGAAAACGGCAAAAAGGTGCGGAAATTTCCGTGGAAGCGTAAGCGCGGCGGGAAGTGGATGCCGCATAGGGCTACGCTATTAAATGCAAGGCAATTTGCTGCGCGATATGGATATATCGCAGTGTTCAATGAAACAACCGAATATCTAAATGAATACTTTCCGAAAAAAGGTGGCTGGCCTACTTGGGCAAAGCACCAGAAAGAAAAGAGGTAGCGCGCATGCCGATGGGTGCAAGAAGCGACGCAAGAAAGCAAGCGCGCTACAAAACATGGCATCTGCAGGGGTTTGCGCAAATCGAAAACCCATTTCCGCCACCGCGATTCACGCAGGAGCTAGGGGATAAGGCAGAGATCAGAGGGCGCTTCATTCCTGCGCAAGACGATTTGTCGAGCCAAATGTTTCAAGGTGGGCGCGGGCGTTTTGTGGCCCCGAAAGTTCAAGTCGATGCGAGCGGACGAGAATTCAAGCTATTGCTTAACGATATTTTGCGAAATGAACAAGGGAAATATATCAAGCTTATCTCGGATGAGATTGAATCATCTGAGAATGCAACAGAGCAATTGCAGGTTTGGGCCGCAGAGGTAGTATCCAGGACTATTGAAGAACAGGCCGCCTCGCGACTTGCAGGTGACCCAGATAATCCGAATCTTGGGGTGTGAATAGATGATTGAGGTTGTCAAGTCATATTACGAATTTTGGACAGGACTGGATCCGATGACAGGCGAGCCTGTCGGCGGAGGGTTCTGGGATCCTGATGGGGGGCGGCTTTTGAGGGCGTTTCCTGAGGGCGGAGCATTCGAAAGAAGTGGTGGGCAGCTAGTGCGCGCATCATTAACATCGCCGTACATTGAGTATCCAGTGATGTTACCAGACTTTTCGCAGTCTGTCATCGCAATTACGTCCGTGTATACGCGCAATCTGAATAGTCCCGGAAATGTGGGATATGTCAGTCGCATCTTAAAGCAAATAGCAGACGCAATACCCGAAGGGGGTATCGTTTTGCAGCTTGATGATGACGCAGGTGCGATATGGCTACAGCGAGGGCGGGGGCAGCTTATGTCTACGATGGGTGACCCCGGAGATTCGGCAATCACAAAGGGTATTGTAAACCTAACTTTGCGAGGCCACGTATTATGATAAGCGTTTTTTAATTCAAAACAAAAGGAGGAGTAACTATGGCTTCATTTTCAAGCGGGTGGGCAGGTGCTGCACCGGTCAAGGCCCATGAGCTTCCAAAAAAGCAACCCACCAAAGACAAGAGGGGCGCTTCTGGACAATCAAATAAAACCACAAAATACGGCAGTACAACAGATTCAGGGGCAGAAGGGAGCTACGGTTAATGGCAGAAGCAATAAGAACGATAGCGGGGGTAACCGCAAGCACATTCCAGCATCTGCAATTGGGGGCAGGGGCCCTAATCCGTGATTTTAACTATCAAGATATTGCCACCCCCGCAGAATTTACAAGTGCATTTAGAGATGCAATGCTTAACGGTCAATCATTAGGCGGTACAAACGGCGGTATAAATATCAACGTAACGCCAACAATGCGGCGCATCGAAATTGACGGCGCAAATGTACCATTTAAGGGCGATAGCGTGATCGATACTTGGGAATGTTTCATGGAAACGACCTTAAAGGAATTTACGCCGGAGATTTTAGGTGCAGCATTCCCCACTGGCGAGTTTATGCAGCCGGGGGACGGCATCACGGCAATGCGAATTCGTACCGGCATCGGGCCGGATGATTACTGGAAGAATGCAACGTGGATTGCCACAACCCAATATGGCTATGTAATGGTTTCCATGCATAATGCCCTAGGCCGCACCACAGGCGCAATTTCAAGTGAAGACCAAGGCGAGGGGGACATTCCCTTCCGTGTGGATGGTCATATTGATGATTTTGAGGATATCGATTTTGCGCCGTGTGAAATTTGGTTTGTCGATGTCCATGGAGTTATCGACCGGGCGAATGTCGGTACAGGGGGGTAATAGTGAAAAAGCTATCCGAATACGAAGCATTAGAGGGGCTAAAAGTTCTAGGGCAATTAACTAGAGCAATTGCCCCTTTTGCTAAAAATAAAGAGTTTATGGACAAATTAAGGGCTTGTTTTTCACAGCCGGAAGGCGATGACATGATGGCTCGCGGTGCGGCATTGATCGTAGATTTCATTGATCTGATAACCACGGACGCCCCAGAGTTACTGATCGAACTTGTGGCTATAATGAGCGGAAAAGACAAAACCTCCATAACAAAAGCTAATCTCTTAGAGATCGTTGACGGTGCTATGGAGGTTTTTAATGATGATAAACTAGTAAGTTTTTTATCCAAACGCTTTTCGTTGGGAGCGAGCGCACCGCAGTCTACCTTAATGACTGTCGCGGCCAATGCATAGATGATATGATCTTCTACTGTGCGTCAAGGCACAGTATGGATGTAGGTCGAGAGCAGCGAAAAGATTACGACAGCAATATGCTTTGGATGATAGCACAGCCAACCCGGAAGCAGCCAGAGAAATTACCTCGATTTGAATCGCAAAAAGTAACAAGCAAGATGCCAAAAAAGACGGCGAAGTCCATCATGGATGAACTTGTTGCTAGCTGGGAGAGGGTTTTGTGATCCGATTATTGTGTATTAAATATTGCAAAGAAAGCCGCTATCACTTAGCGGCTTTTATCAATCGTGCGATAAATTCAGTTTTTGAAAGTTTGCCGCGCTTTTCGTCTAGCGCGGCTAGTTCGGAATCCGTTAGCTTTATCAAAACTTGATTATTTCTAGGCTTGTTGCCCTCCCAACGGGCGGCGGCGGCTTTCTTGGCTCTTTCGGTTGTGCTTAGCATGGCACAACCACACAATCGTCAAGCAAATATTCACCATCTGCGCCGCGGTGTCCAAAATACCATCCGCCGATTTTGATTTCGGTTTCTTCGTTCATATCGTACCACATTTCGTATACTGCCCTACGCCCTTCTACACCTTTGAGGGTAGATACGCCTTTTTCAAAATCTCCGCTGGCATGATTTCTGCTTACACCGATTTCGGGGATTGCACCAAAGCGGGTTGTTTCAATGTATTCTGGCATGTCATTTGCAACGCCAGCCATAAACCAACGATAAGACGAGCGATTATCTGTAAGTGCAAGCGTTTCACAGTCCGAACACATGCAATGTTGTATTTCAAAAATATCATTGCTATATTTTTCAGCGTGTGCGCGTCCTGCGTCAAACCATTTTTGCTGTCTTTTTGTTAGCGTCATTTTAATGACCTCCCCATTTTGTGGTTGCCGCCTGTCAACCTTATAGGCATAGTATATACTATGCTTAATTACTTGTCAATACTTTTTTGAAATTAATTTCAGATTTTCTATACATACCCGAAAGGCGGTGGCAGCAATTAACCTATTTAGCATTTTCGTAAGAATAGCGTTGGATTCGCAAGAATTTGAACGCGGCATAAACCAAGCCACTGAGAAAGGGCGCGGCTTTGCGAAAGTCATTAGCGGGACTGCAAAATTTGTTATAGGAGCCGCTACCACCATGGGCATAGCAATTACCACAGTCGGCTTTGCATCCGCAAGAGCTGGTCGCGATGTTGACGCTTCCATGGGAGGCATTAGAGCACAAACAAAAATGACTGCCGAAGATGCGGAGCTGCTACGCAAAGAGTGGCACAGGTGGTCAAAAGACGGTGGCCCGGATATTAGGGAAATCGCCGCAGCGTATGCAGATGTTGCCATCGCAAACCATTCAGTGGAGGATGCACTCGCATTAACATCTGCCGCAATACTGCACTCCGAGGCGAAGGGAACAAGCCTAGCCGCATCACTTGATTTTCTGAGCTCATATTTTTTGAAAACGGGAAAGAGCGCAAGTTACGGTGAAAAATATGTCGATTTATTCGCCGTGGCATCGCAGAATACCCAGATAGGGCTTTCAAGCCTGCAAAATTATCTCTTCCGCATGACCCCAGCTTTCCAGCAATTTGGAGCAGCAAGCGAATCAAACATCGCAATTTTATCGCATATGTACAGTGTCGGCATACAAGGCGCGAACCTGTATTCCGGCATGGGCACGATTATGATGGACTTCGCAACGGCGGGCGATATTTCTGCTGCGGCTATCAATAGATTTAATGTAATAACAGAAGATGCTAACGGCAATTTACTTAGCAATGAAGAGATATTGTTTAACACCGCAAAGGCTATGCATGCCTATAGTGATCAGATAGAGGTCGCACGATTTGTCACTGGCAATATGAATCAAACTCAGCAAGCGGCATGGTTTGAATTTATGCGGCAGGCCGAAGTAATACAAAATGAAGTCATTCCAAGCTTTGACCAATATGGTGTAGCCGCCGAAATGGCAGCAAAGCGCATTGATCCTGTGCAGCGCGGAATCAATTCAATACAGGGGGCATTCACATACCTAAAGGATACTGTCTGGGATTTTATTCGCGTTCCTGTTGGCGAAGCTTTCGAGGGCATTGCAAATAAAATGTCCGGACTTGCGACCACTTTTGCGCCACTTCTTGGTGATGCGGTTGGTGGATTGGTGGGGATTCTTACCGGCGCAGAGGGCGCAAGTGACAGCTTTGCAGAAGCTGTCGGAAATATCGCAGAAAAAATTAACGAAGTATTGCCGCGATTCGTTGGAGTTGGGGCAGAAATATTACTCAATTTAATCAATGGCATTGTTATGGCCCTGCCAACACTGATTGATGGGGTAATGAAAATCATACCTACAATTTTAGAAGCTATTATGAGCATGTTGCCAGAATTATTTCAAGCCGGAATTGATGCATTATTGGCCTTTGTAAATGGCATATCGGCTGCATTGCCTGAATTGATACCAATAGCTATTGAGGCAACATTACAACTGGTGCAGGGGTTAATTGACAGTCTTCCTATGGTTCTTGATGCTGCACTATTGCTAATTGAGGGATTGGCACAAGGGCTATTGGGCGCAATGCCAGTATTAATCGCTGCATTGCCATATATCATAGTAGGCATTGTTGATTTTCTATCCTCTTCTATACCAATGATTGTTGACACAGGAATAACTTTGTTTATGGCACTCATTGAGGCAATGCCGGAAATAATTGGCGGCATTATTGATGCAATTCCTCAAATAATAACTGGGATAATAGATACCTTGATGAATAGTGTCCCTGCGCTTGCAAAGGCTGGACTTAGGTTACTAGTTGCTATAGTGCATGATATTCCTATCGCAATAGGCGAAGCGATTATTGCAATTGCTGGTTTAGTCATGTCTATGATACGGTCGCTTATTGATGAATTGCCCCGGTTCATTCAAGCCGGGCGCGATTTAATTCAAGGAATAATCTCCGGCATGGCTGGCAAAGCAAGTGCCGCCGTTGATGCAGCTAGAAATGTCGCACAACGAATATGGAATGGTATTCGCGACTTCTTCAGATTTGGATCTTCTCCATCAAAAATGGAGGAAGTTGGCAATAGGATTGGAGCTGACTTAGCGGGCGGCATATCGGATGGTGTTACAGATGCGAAGTCTGATACAATAATAACAATTGCTGATTTGGCTAATGCGGCCATGAATGCGGCGGGCTCTACTTTAGAGCAATACTTAGGAATCGGATATAATAAGATTGTTAATATGGCAAATGGCATACAAAGAGGTAGTGGGCATGCCATAAATGCTGCAAAAAATGTAGCAAATGCAATTGATGGTGTATTGGGATATGGCACAGCGTCAGCGCGATTTGAAAGAGAAGTAGGCGCGGCAATTCCAACGGGCACAGCTAGAGGAATTAGAGGTGCATCCGGGCAAGCAGTGCAAGCAGCAGAGGAAATGTCAAAAGATACACTATCCGGTGCGCGACACTGGATTGAAGTATACCGGCTTGAAGCTGGATTCTTGATAACCGAAGAATTAAAAATGTGGGAGCACTTGACCACCAAGTACGAATGGGGTACTCGTGAACGTATTGAGGTTGACAGGAATGTAGCCAGAATACGGCAACAATTACTAGATGATCAAGATACGGCACAACGCGAATTCATGGCAAAACATGAACAATTAACAGACAAAAAAATAGCCGCAGAGCAAAGATATACAAATCAGTTGGAGCGAACAACACAAGCATTTTTTAACCAATTTAGATTATTCCAAGGAATAGGAAGCCCAGAAGAACAACGCGCAAATGCAGCAGAGGCAGCCGGACAACGCATTACTCGAATAGAAGAGCAATTACAGCAAACTCGCGAACGTAGACAACAGATAAATGAGCGTTTAGCAGAAGAAGAGCGGCGAATACTAGACCAAGAAGTAGTTAATACAGAGCAATTACAGCGTGTTCGCCAAAATGCAACTCGCGATCTTGAGCGATTAGCACAAGATGAGATGCGAATAAGAGAAGAATTGACACAAGCGAACGAAGCCCATGGAGAAGCCGAGATATATGCCTCAAAATCACAGGGCGAATTGATGATTGCCAATGCACGTGAGCAACTCGAAAAGGCGCGAGATTTTGCATATAATCTAGCGGCATTAGCTGCACAGGGCATTGACGATATGATGCTAGGACAAAAGACGCGTGAGCAAATAGCAGTCATGGCAAGCATGACAGAAGAAGAGCTGCAAGAACTGGCTCAAATTTGGGATGAAGGAATGACTTTAGCCAGTGAATTGGCTATTAATGAGTTACAGGAATTGCGCGAAGAAACGACCTTAGAAGTTCAAGGATTAATGCATGACCTTGAGGCACTAAGCGCGGGTTATGGCGCAGATGCAGGTAAGGATTGGGTTAGCGGTGTTGCGTCTGCTATCAGATCAAATGCCAGCCAAATACAGTCCGCAGTTGGTGACTCTATTGGCGATACGGCATTGCCGTTACTAGGTTTTGCACCGATAGGCGGCCTAGGACAACAGGTTGAAATGTTCACAGAAACTTTTGAAGAAATCCACGAGAACGTCACAACTGCTCTGGACAATATGTCCAGGGTAGCATATGGCATAATTCGCAGAATGACTAGCGCGATGCACTCGCGCTTGGTCCTTGACGGCCGTCAAATAGGCCGCAATTTCTTCGAGGCATTAGGGCAAGGGCTGATTGATATTGAGGCCAGCCTACTGTCTCGCGCATGGGCTACGGCTGACGCAATCCGGGACGCTTTCAACAATAACCGGTCAAGCTTCAATGCATGGGGCGCAAGCGCATCTGTCGGGATGTCGGAAACTATTAAAAGTGGCGATACCTATATTACGCACAACTATAACATCAGTGGTGACTCACAAGCAGGCAGGACAGCGCACGCTATATATAAAAGACAACAGCGAGCGGACTGGGGGTATTCCGGATGATAATGACCCCACACGTTACACTAACCTATACGAATAGTGCAGGGCAAAGTATGGGTTTTAATTACTTTTCGTCATATATCTGCAATCGCAGTGAAGGAATTGTCCCAAACCAAGTGCACCTGTCAAAGCAACCTGGCGTACACGGACATCGCACAACAGGCATGTCGCTGGACTCAAGGCAAAAGACATTAGGTGGAGAAGTTCGGCAGGGAATATCTCTTGCGGTCGCAGAAAGAACACTTCACACGATTTTCAACCCTACGCTAGGTGGAGTCCTTAGGTATCAGCATAGCCAAGAGGGTGCGGACACATGGATTTCTTGCAAATTAAATGAATTTCCGCAAGTCTATTGGCGACAAGGGCGGTTGAGATTTGATATCGACCTGGTTTGTCCTGACCCATTCTGGAAAGGACAGTCAGTCAGGGAAATTATTGCCGTTACGCGAAAAATGTTCACATTTCCAATGAAAATACCCAAAAAAGGTGTAGTTTTTGGATTGCGCAGGGCAACACTCGAATCAACGTTCGAAAACAAGGGCAATGTCGAAGGCGATTTCATTGCTACAATCCGTGCGAGAAATGGCACAGTAACTAATCCAGAGATAATCACAGCACTTACTGGTGAAAGAGTGCGAATACTATACACAATGCGCCCGGACGATGTAATTACAATAATCTCGTCACTACAAGAGCGAACAGTATTATTAAACGGCGCAAATGCGCTACACTTGCTGGATGTTGATGTGTCACAATTCTTCAGAATTGCCGTTGGCACTAATGTGATCCGATATTCGGCAGATGAAAATGTGTCAAACATATTCATGCACGTGGATTACATCCCCAATTACACTTTTGCACTTGGAGGGGGTATAGCGTGATAGATGTTGATAGGATAGAGATATATAAGGATTTTGAATTGATAGATTTAAGCTCGACATACGATCGCCTCCAATGGACTCGCAGTTTCACAAGGGCCGGTAGTTTTAGAATGGAGATGCCGTTCACGGTGGAGGCATTGGGGATATTCGCTGAAGGTAATATAATTTACAAAAGAGATGTAGACGAGGCCGCATTCATCGAACGCCGATTCGTAGTGCATACGATGGAGCAAAAATTAATTCTAATCGCGGAAGGGCGACACTTGTCATGCTTGCTAGATTGGCGAATCTTCAGCCTGACCGAGGAAAATATACAGTTGAGAGCGGTTTTTGACCACATTATTAATACCGGATTTACTGTCGCAGCCGGAAGTCGGCGTTCGCTCGCGCCACAATTTCGATTTATGCCGTATGAAATTCCTGATATTCTTGTTTCCGTAAATCATAGAGCCGCCAATTCGGCTACTGTGATATTTAATCTGTGCGAAGAACGCAATATCGGCGTTAAAATCCGATATAACAGGAAGGAAAAAACATTTGACTTGCATTTTTCCACGCCAACAGAAACGAACGTAGTGTTTTCAAAAGAATTTTTGAATGTCTTGGAGCAGGACTATATTGACGATGTTGAGCGATACAGGAATGTTGTATATGTTGGCGAATCATTCATCCATGGTGACAATGTGTTTACTGGGTGGGATCGCCGCGAAATATCAATAGGCGAACTGCGCGAAGGACAGACTGCTACACAGGCCGCGCAAAATATTTTACGGCAAAATTCAAAAGTTAAAAGGTTGTCCAGCACGGTAGATCCTTTGCATCAGCAATTTCCATATTTAAAAGCTTGGACACTAGGCAGTATCGTGACTTCGCATAGTCGGGAATTGGGGATAAATCAGCGTGAAGTCGTTACGGAAATACAAGAAATATATGACAGAGAAGGCAAGAGCGTAATTGTTAATATGAATAATATCTGACAGGGTGGTGAGGCGCATTGGAACAAGTAATAGGTGACCCAAATAACATGCTATCATTCCCATTCAATGCGGAAGAAGACGAATTCGGGGAGCCAGACCGGACATATGATGCAAGTTATTTTATGGATAATCAGTCACTATTTTTAGTTAACGGTGTCTATCCAAAACCCCCGGAGCACATGCGCATAAAAACGCTACAATCTCGTGCAATCGGGGGAATGGTGGTTACACTGGAATCAGGTGCAGGCTTTGTGAATGGTGCAACTTTTGTACTGTTTCAGGATGAAGATTTTGCCATAGATGAATCGCATTTAACCCTGGCGCGACGCGACTCCATTGTTTTGAGATTGGATAAAATCGCAAGAACTCTTGCGCCGCATTATGTGCCGGGAACACCTTCATTAAATCCGACGCGCTCCACATTGGCGCGGACGGACGACAGATGGGAATTATTGTTATGTGAAATAACAATACCAGCCAATGCCCAGCAAGTAACACAGGCGAATATATTAGACACCAGGCCAAGCACTGAATTATGCGGATTTGTAACTGGTAGGCCCATAAGTGTTGACACGGAAGATATATTTCTTCAATACGAAACATTTTTAAACGAGCAAATAGCCATGTGGAAAGCGCGTCATGGCCAGCAGGCGGTCGATTGGCAAGAACAGATGACGCAGCAGCAAGCGGATTTTAACGCAAGGTACATCAAGGTTCGCGATTTAATAGGGATGCTTGAGACTCAAACCTTCGATATAGTAAACCACGATTTTGACGCAGACTGGAACAAGCGCGGTTGCATATATCAGCGCGACGCAGACAACTTCTTCCGCGAAACATGGACTGTAACAGCCACGGACATGCTGCTAGCGGAACGCACAACAACATTCGATAATGGATTAATGCAAATACACACAAAATTCTACCCATGGGAAATGGTTGAGGGAAATACCACAGTTAAAACCCTTGCATGGGAGCAAACAAGAAACTTACTTGATTGGGCAACCATGAAGTGGGAGGTGGTTTAGGATGTCTGAAGCGTATATAGCAAAATTTGTAAATGATGAAATACTAACTTTAGGGGGAGATGCCCCTGCATTGAATAGACGAACATATAGAACCGAAGTATATGAATTGATTATTGGGGGAACAGGTGTCGACAATGTGATAGAATCGACCCTTTCTGTTACTGGAAGAGGTGTTTTTAACGGGTTATCCGCAATAGGATCAAGGACGCGTCAAGAGATGCGAGGATTTACCGTTGATGTTTTTGTGGATGGCGTCCCGACTGCTACTGCGACCTCCCTAAATACGGGGACCACTCAAGAGCGGCTGCACGGTGTGAATCAGATGCGTAGATTATCTCCGGGCGGCCTCCATTGGTTATGGACGGTTGTTGAGACTGAGGGGTTAACTCCAGGGATACCATTTGTAAACAATTTGAATATTGTAATACGGCGATCAACAATAGAACCAACGCCAATTCTAACTTTTGCGGCACATCTTTTTTTAGATACGATGGCTACTGGGAGTGTAGTCAATCAAAACAGTAGACATAGAAGACTTCTGTTCACCACAGGAACAGGAGCTACTGTCACAATTAATGATAATATTTTAGGTAACACAGCGACAATACATGCTATCGGGATGGGTGGGGAAGGAGCACGAAGTAATTATCCAACAGCAAATATGGGTTCTAGCGGTGGGGCGGGCCATAATGGGGAAATGCGCATTGATCGTATCCCACTCAAAAGAGGAGATATTGTGTCGGTTGTGCTTGGCACCGATCTAACTCACACAACAATAGATGTTACGAGCGCACCAAGAATAACCTTGCGGAGAGGGGCGCCTGGTTTCGGAACCTTCTCCCAAAATACTATGATGTTGCCAACGACACCTGAGCCATCCCATATATTTGAGGGTCGAGGTCGCGGGGGCGCTGGTGGATTTTCTCCAGCAGGAACACACGCGCGGGCTAATGGTGGCACGGGGACGATGGGTCGCGTGGTACTCGATTACGAGATAGAATAAGGAGTAAAAATGTTTAAAGAATTCGAAAAATATGAGGAAAACGGTAAAGCATTTGAAAATATAATTGAAGGAAATACAATCCCTCCAAGCATATGGCCTCAAGGTTGGAGAGAAATACTCCCAGAGATACCAGAAGAATTCCATCCATTATCTATGGAACAAATACAAGCATACTCGATGCTAAAGAATTTTGGCGTGTCTCTTCCAGAAAAAACCGAATTGCAAATTCATGAATCCTTGATAGAGCTTACTCCATATTTAGGTAGCAGCGAGGAAAAGTGGGAACCGGGGCAGATAATCAGACGCTATTGTGAGCGTGAATTTGATGGAAAAACCTACATCGCAATAAAGCCGCATATTACTAAATTAGGCTGGGAGCCGCCCATAGCTGTGTCGCTTTGGGTTGAAAAACTAGGCGATTGGGATGAGTGGCAACAACCCAAAGGAGGACATGACGCCTATAAAAAGGGCGCAAGGGTGACACACAATGGCCAGCGTTGGATAAGTATCGCAAACAACAACGTATGGCCGCCGGGTGTATTTGGATGGGAGCTCTACGATGGATAAATGGGTAGTAAATTTAGTAGTAATAGCTATGATGCTAACTGCTGTATCGGTGATTTTCATGTACCACTTGGGAATTTCCAATGGAGAATCACCGGAAATAATAAAGCTTTTACTAGGCATTCTGGGCAGCGTGGTCGCCGGTGGATATTCGGCCCATAAGTGCGTAGATACGTACTGTAGGTATAAATTCAAGGATGGTGGATAATGCCAAAAATATTCATCGACCCCGGACATGGTGGACGCGATCCCGGTGCGGTTGCCAATGGGATGAGGGAGTCTGACGTTGTGCTAGAAATATCGCTGATTTTACGCGATTTGCTGCGTCAAAATTTTGACGTGAGATTATCACGCGAAACAGATATATCACCCTCGCAGCGTTGGCAAATTGCTAATAATTGGGGGGCTGATTTGCTCGTGTCTATCCACTGCAATGCAGGTGGCGGCACCGGAGTGGAAACAATAATCCCTACGGCAAGCCCAAATAATCGAAATCGCGATCTGCAGACCAATAGGCGGCTTGCAGAAAACATCAGCAATGCATTAGGGGGCGCATTTAATTTGCGCATTCGGCGCGCCAATGGTGTGATGTTGGAGACTGAGACGCGCCATGATTTTGTGGGGGTCCTGCGAAACTCTAGCATGCCCGCGATTATGCCAGAAATAGCATTCATAGACTCGCTCTTGAGCAATCCAGATGTTGATATTTTGCGAAATAGACGGCGAGAAGTTGCGCAGGTTTTAGCCAGTGAAATTTATAAATGTTTCGGAATGGAGATCGACATGTCAAGATTTAATACAGTAGCAGAATTGCCTGGATGGGCGAGAATGGATATACAGGAGCTGGTCAATGCCGGACACATGCGAGGAGATGGTACCGTCACGCCGAATGGGGATGTGTCGGGGCTAGATTTAACACTTGACATGATCCGCACAATCATATTAAATAAGCGACAAGTTGACGAATTGAGGGGCGCAATTGCAAGCCTGGGCGTTAAAATGTAGGACAAAACAATAGTGGGCGAGGTGAGGGTGTGGCAGATATAGAGAAAACATTAGCGCAACATGAGTTCCGCATTGGTAAACTTGAAGAACATGCGCAAGAGATGCGAACCGCCGCAACTGCCATGTTGAAGGCATCTATTGGAATCGAAAATCTGACAGGCGCGCTAAGAGAGTACGCCACTAGGTCGGACGAACGAGCCGCGAGACACAGCGATCGGATATATCGACTCGAAAGCAAGGGCGCAAAGCGGTGGGACTTGGTTATTACTACAGGCATAACCGCGCTAATAATGGGGCTTGTGTTTTTTGCTCTGCTACAACTTGGGGTAACGCCGCAATGACGGCCGCAACTGTACCGGTCATCATCTTGTTGATTATCTTGGAGGCTCTCTATATTTTCATCAGCCTGAAGGCGATATCTCGCGAGAAATTAAGTGCCTTAAGAAATGTCTTTTTGTTTCTGGGGATAGTTGCGGCGAATTTGGGAAGCGCGGCTTTTACAAGCTCTCCATTCCGTTTTTTGCTGGCTTCTATACTAATTTTTGGAATAGCGTGTTTGGTCTGCAATGGTGTGAAATATTATCGCAACCTCATAAGAATCGCGATAAAGCATGGCTTTAGGGCAATGCTAAAGGCGCGTAATGGAAAGGTGTGCTATTACACTCTTTTTTTGGTTATGGCGATATTGACGGCAAAGGTTGCACTAGAAATCGGAGGCATGATGCTTTTGATTCGCGGACACATAGAATTAGCAACGCAGAGCCTTACGATATTTGCGGCAGGAATATTGACATTTCCTGTGGCAACATTTAGAGCCACGGCCACCTTAGCTGCGTTCGTTGATAATCAATGGCACAAAGAGCGTACGTTCTGGGTAAGGTACGCACTTGCAGGTGTTATGATGCTGATGTTGTTCTTGATTATTTATGCAATGACACTATATGCAAACAGCAAAATGCTGCAAAATGTGGTAAATATATTGTAGGAGGGTTTAGCTATGGGATTTCCTTGGAAATTGCTATTTTTCGGCAAAATTGATCGTATAGTCAAGTAGTCAGAGGGTGCGATGATGCAGATACGCCACATTGCACCTATACATATTTCTAGAGTGGGCGGTGAAACATGGGAGCAAGACGAAGAATAATCATGGCGGGGCTGGCAATTGCCTTTAATGGCGCGCCGCTTTTTTATGGAGTTTTGCGCGGACAACTCGTGCCCATGATTACCTTGTTCGCTACGTTCGGTATGATAAACCTCTCCCTTAACAAGTATGACATCGGAAATCATGCTGAAATATCTTCAAGTGGCGAAGAGTACAAAGACCTCGCTGCGTGCTGGCTGGCATCCAACGCCCTGTTAATTGCCTGCCTCGAATTGGTAATATTTACAGGCGAAGCTCTCCCAACATGGCAAGCCGTCATGCTAGGAATTGCTGCCTGTGCCTTATCCACCGTAAGCATATCAAGGATGTTTTACGGCAGAGCCTTGACCGAAGAGTATAAAGATTTACGCCGAAAAATAAAGTCAATGACAAAGAAAGAAGCAATGTCCGTATTGTCAGAAAACCTACCTGAAAGCGAGTATACTGCTATATTCTTCGTGGATTTCGAGTGCAAGGATATAAATTATGTTGCTGATGTAATTCTATTTTGCTCACCAAGAACGGTAAGTAGCTACCGCCGGGCTGGATACGAAAAACTAAAACGGCTTTACCGTCAATAAAAACGCCCCTTTGTTTGCGCATAGGTTGCGAGAATACTTCGCCCTATACGCTTTTTTTATTGCGAAAATATAGGCGCTAAGAACACGGTGGCGACCCCCTTAACTCGCCCTTATGGGCAGTAGTCACCTTGGCTTGGCCGTTGAAGGGCGGAGATGTATTTTGACAGACAGATTGCTTTGTGCGAGTCAAAGTTTTTTGAGTATGTATATTTGTTCGATCTTGGTGACGCGAGGTATTGCGCCAAAAGATGTTGATATTGATTTTTTAATAGATAGAATACGTGCGACTGGTAGGGCGGATCTAGTCCTAGAAAATATTCAAACATAACATCGTTTGGGCAGGTGAAAAAGTGGATTCGCTACAATATCTTGGAGCCCTGATTGAGGTAGAGAAATTAAAATATGAACTCGGATATTTTTATGATGAAGAGTCTAAAGCATGGATCTTATGGGGGTGGGCGAAAATATGAACTACCAAAACACATTTGCTGCCGAAATTGCAAAAGACGGTACCATATATAACACACGAACCGGTGTGCCTGTGGGTGTTGACAACCAAAGAGTACGAGACATGGAAGCCGAACATGCGAATGAAATTGCGGAAGCGGCTGAGGTTGCCGATAGGCTGTATCAAGAGCTGGTTGATGCCGGACTGCGAGTTGTCAAAAAGACACCGGAAGAAATCGCACGAGATGCGGCTGAACAGCAACTGACATTGGCGCGTGAGCAGGCACGGCAACAGGCCGAAATAAACGAATCTCTACTTGGCGCAATAAAAGGTTTGCAGGCCGAAATAAGCGGGCTAAAAGCGACAAAAGACGAGCTGGACAAGCATCCGGTTGGCAAGCGCAAAAAGCCGCCTACAAAACCGGAAGCGGGGGCCGCCAATGATTAAGGAAGCATTGCTTGGCTATGTGCGCAGCAAAATGGGTGCTATTACTGCAAAAACTGGCAAGAGTGAAGATGAGATATTGTTAGCAATAAGTAAAGGTAAAGATGGTGGGATCTCAATGGCGCGACAGCTTGGCATCACGAAGGATGTTGCGCAACAGTTAGTTGATAAATATGGACATTTTGCTGACAAGATACCAGTGCTTGGACGGGCACTGCTGGACAGCGAATTGGCAAAAATATTGCCGCAATTGGACGATGGGCCAGGGCTCAACAGGGAAACTCGGCGAGCAGAAGCGAAGAAAACAAAGAAATTTGATAAATCTAAATACTTTTAAGTAAAACAAAACGGGCGAAATGGCAACCGCATGCAATTGATGGTTGCCGTTTGCCCATTTTTTTATTTACAACCAATCTCAATATCAAATGGCAAAAATCGGCCGATATTGCCTTGATATATATTAAATTTAATATGTAGGAGGTACTCCAATGAGTAATTACACTTCAACCGCAGATATTAGCGGTGGCGGCTATGCTGGACATGGCATAGGCGGTATGGGCGGCGGCTGGCTAATTGGCGCGCTTATCATTTTCTTTTTACTGTTCCGCGATGGGTTCGGTCATCGTGGCGGGCATGAAGGTGGACACGGCGGTGACAGAGGCCGCGAGCGCAATTGGTTCCCAGATGAAAGTAATTTCCAGCTTGGCAGGGAATTGGATAACCATATGTGCAAAATAGACAAAGATGTCCAAGAGCAAGGTGACAAAACACGTGCCTTAATCAACAACAACACAATCCAAGATTTGCGCGACGCAAACACGGAAAAAGCGGCTAAAATTTTGCAGCTAGAAGCGGAAGCGTTTAACGGCGCACGCTTTGGCAGAGTGGAAGCGGCAATCGAGGCCCTTGCTTGCAGAATGCCACACCTGGAGCCGCAATACATTGCGACTCGTGGCATGTGTCTGTCGGAGCGCCCAAGCTGCGGCGAGCCGCGGCGCGGTGGTTGCTTTAATGACTAAGCATTAAACAATTAAATTTTCGTTTGACCGATATTCGTTAAATCGGCACACTTTTGGGCTTATGGCTGTGTGCTGTAAGCCTTTTTGATTTGGAGTGATATTTTATGAACGGTGCAATACTCGGCGTAATTGTTGGATTATATGCAGGGAATCCCTCATTTCGTGCCAGCGTAGACAAGGCATTCAAAAAAGCCGTTGGGTATGGAATTGACACACTTAACGGCAAAGGCGCGGTTATCGAGCCGCCACAGGAAGCAGCAGAGGAAGAATAATGCGCGGCAACGTGTCGTTTGGCTGTGGTAGGCGCGATGATATTTTGAACGTGGCGAACTTCCTGGCCAACATTGCGATACTCTATGTGTCTGTGCAAATTCTTAATATTTCTTGGAATAATGCGGGTTACAATGCCCGGATTATGCAGAGCGCAGAAAGCATTGACCGAAAATTAAAGCAAAAAAAAGAATGACGCTAAACGTCATTCAGCTGTGCAAATTCGCCATGATATTTTAGCGCGGCTTCGTTGTAAGCAAGTGCGGCGGCTTCGGGCGTACTGTAACTCCCGATAAAAATATATTCCCCGTTGGCAGTGATGTTTGCACTATATGATATGCACCGTCTGCCTAGTGTTACGCCTTTATATCTACCCGAAACATTGTCCGACCTCATGCGGGAATTGTACTTGTTTTGGCGCGGTCTACACAATCGCAAATTGCTTTTCCTGTTATCAGAACAATTATGGTTTCTGTGGTCAACAAACACGCCCTTAGGTGCATTCATTACAAGCCTGTGGAATTTGCCGTTCAAGCCGCAACACAATTATAACACAAAATCTAATTTGAAAGAAGGAAAATAATGAGTAATTGTTGCAGAAAATTAACTTTAACCGCGACCCCAACTGTAACAGAGGGCTCGACCGTTGCCCTTGCAATCACCAACCCCACCACGCCCCCAGAATTTGCGAAATGTATAGCGTTTCGCATTTCTCCCGCGCCACTTAACCCCACAACCGGGCAAGAAGTGATTACACTCACAATTGGCGGTATTACAGGTCAAGTCGTTGGCAATTGTGGCGAAACAATCCCCGCCCAAATGATTGTTGATGCACTGTGCCACAATCCATGCAACGTGTTTGTCGTGCAATTTGGCATACAGGGTACAACAAATGTGTTCTACGCAAGGCGCGGCTTTGCAAGACGCAAGACGTATTCTGTAGCACCGGCATAAGGGGGTAATCAATAATGCCTAACTATGGAAACCCGCCACAACAGCGGCAAAATATGCCCATGCATGGTGAACACCACGAAAAACACCATATGAGCGAGGAGGAAATGGCAAACGAATTAAAAGCCTTGCTTGATGATATATGTACCTATCTCTATGAGGGGGTACATTGGCATCAAAAAGCGGCAACATGCGCAAGGGCATATGTAAAATTGCGTGGGCCCGGCAGACAGCACAGCGAGTTAGCTTTAATTGATTTTTGTAAATTGCAATCCATCGAAGCCTTGTCAGCGGATTATCTTGAACATGCGCCGCGCATTGACATGGAGAAGGTGGGCGAAGCCGAAGCATGGATGATGAAAGACATGGAAGCGTTTTTGAAGCATTTTCCTGTTTGGATTAATCGCGAAAAGCACTACACTCATTGCATAAAAGATGCTTTGCACTACAGTGGCAAAATATGCCCCGAACTGTACGCAGAACTGTTTTGTCTTTCCGACTTGGTGCGCAAGGAAATTAAGCGTGTACGTATGCTTCAAGACCGCATAGATGGCGGCGGGCGTTCGGCGCATGATATTTACTACATTTCAGAAACCATGCACGAACATTATGAGCATGGCGTGGTGGATAAAAAAGACCCGATGGACGTGAATTACGGATAATGGCTGTTAATATCCGAAATTGTGCAGATACAGCACGGCATAAAATCACAGCGGCGGCGGCTTGCTTCCCAACAGATTCAAGCCCTGCCGACCGCGCTGAACTTTTGGCTGCGCTTGAAATCATGCGCGGTAAAATCGGCACGAAAAAGCCGTATAATTTCCCAGAAATCTCAGAAGACAGCCGCAAAATCGCATCGGGATTCTGGAACCCGACTGTTGCGGCGTATTGCTTTTGCCGGGAAGACCAGCGCAACATTGTGGCGATAACAATTACGCAAACACTTGACCGATTGACGGTACTTTTGGAGCGTGAGCCAAATGGATAAAAAACAAATTAAAGCCGCATTCAAGCAGGATGCGGCTTTGCTTAAAATGCAAGCGAAAGGAAGGGTCAAGATGGACTGTGAAAAGATAATAGCTGGGCGGCTAGAAGAGGCTAAAAGCGCATTAAAAGCTGGATATAATGAGCAGGCAGAGTTCGATGCGGCACTGATTTCTGTAGTGCTTGATCTTTGTGGAAAACAGCCGAAAAAAGCAGTTATTTCTACGACAGGAGTAGCTGGCAATGTGCCTTATGCTGATCTGGCTTATGCAAAGCTAAAAAGTGCCGACCTATACTGGGCATACTACGAGCAAGAAGGTGATGATATGCTGAGGCAAATAGCCAAGCAATCACTGGCACATGCCGCCGCATTATTGACCAAAGTCGATGACAAGGATGCGGCTAATGACTTGAAATCAAAATTGTATAATGCGGAGAAGACGATTCAATAGTTACTCTGAAAACACCTGAACCGATTAAAGCCCATAAATCAGGGCTTTTTTACTGTAATTCGCTTGACAATCTATTTAAAATATGATAATATTATAGCATGATAAATTGAGGGCGGTGATGCATTGGGAATACTTACAGCGCCGATGTTGTTTGCGCAAGATAAGCATAATCGTGGGAATCGCAACTGTTTCTATTGCGCAGCGTCTTGCGATGAAACACACACAACAAAAGATAATGTCGGCGAGAATTTCACAAATTTAGATATCGTGAAATGTCCGGACAGTCTTTATGTATGCGTAGGGTGCAATATGGTTTTTGGCAATGGCACGTGCGATATACACATGCTTGATGGCGGTTTCAAGGCATTTGAAAAACCTTCGCCCACCGTTGCTCCACGGATGTATTCGTGGTTTCTTACAGTCGAAAAGAGGCTGGCTTTTACAAAAGCACACATCGGCCTAATTAGGGAGATAATAATCGCCCCACCGGATCCCCCGTTCAGTATAATAATCTCCGATAGTGGACAGAAAAACCTTATTTTCCGCGCCCCGATTGCTAATAATAGGGATTATTTTCCAGTGATGCTTGAAGAGGCTATTATTGAAGTGGCACCCCAACTATTAAAAGAAAGGCTCACCCTCTGCGGTAGTATATCCGCAAAAATAGGCAAGCCTGTCTTATCTGAAAAGGGCAAATATCAAATGGGCCATTGTATTTCTGCCAAGAAAGTCGGGGTTTTTAATGAATTGATGGAGTGGGAGAAGATAAAAGAGGAGCCATTATCAAAGTTGGCAGCCTGGCTGGCACCTCCAAAAGAAAAATAGCCCTAATAGGGCTATTTCAATTAATCTGTTTTACTAAGAGCATCCACCCCTGCTGAAAAGATTTCTGACAGCGTTGCGTCTAGTGCATCGGATTTCGCTTTTACGGCAGCGGGTATCCATGTAGCGATTTGGACTTTGTCATCTTGCGGAAGATTAAAAATTGCCTCATATTCATCCGTGTCCAGCCTTTCTTCTGCCCATTCCTGGGCTTGGGTAATGGTAATAGGTCGGATTCTGGCCCCTGGACGCGAGCTATGTTGTTCCACTTTCTCCCCATAGGGACTTGCCGCATTCCCCTCCCCATATATGAAATACTCTCCAGTGATTTTTATGAATAGTATTTCTTGGTACCATTGGTGATCACTGACAGCCGCTGTGGCACAGCTATATGTGGCCAATTTTTTCGCTGTTGATATGTCATACACCTTGCCTTTGATTATTTTTTTCATGCCAGGCTCCTTCTTTCTAAGTCAATTCCAAGTTGAATCAAGGTAAATTTCACTAAATGTCTATACCCTCAAATATTATGCTTTTTACACTATCTACGTATTTAGTTGAATTGATGTCAGTCCCATTTTCCAAGGAAGTCTTGTAAAATTCGCAGACATTATCCCACCTATAGTGAAGATGCACATCTTCATCATACCCGCACAGTCTTAACACTTGCTCGATTGCTTTGCAATACCCCTCCATTCTCGTGTGAATTTTATTTGCCTCATCCATCGCCTCTTCGAAGCTGTCACCAAATGTATAGTCGCTAAAGCCTAATCCTTGTGCATGTCTTTCTGCCGCACTCTTTAAGTTGTGATACTCCTCTGCACTAACTTGGAATGCGATTGCTACCCCTCTTGTAAATTCGTTGATTTTTAACATTTCTAAATCCCCTTTCTGTTGATGGTGGAATTATGCAACCTGCCATAATGTGCCGTATTCACATGCAATTTCGTCAATAATCTTTTTTAATTGATCTATTCCGTCTTTACGATATACGCGCACTACATCTCCGATTTTTGCCCCTTTAGCCGACACTCCCCAGCCTCCATCGTATCTAACCCAGGTCGCGCTCACAATACCATTGGCTTGATCTGCAACACTTTTGATTGCGGAGTCAATTTTTACAGAAGCAATTTTCTGGTCGTTTGCTTTATTAAAACTCATCACAAGGCTCAGTGCTGCCATTGCTACGTCAAATGTTTGCTCTGTAGCTTGCATGTAAGAGATCATTTTTTCAAGGCTTAAGATATCTTTGCGAATGTAGTTTGAAAAATTGTAAGAAATTTTATATGCCGCTTTAAGTGCTGTGCCGAACTCTGCTCTTGTGGTACAACCTGAATTTTTGTACATTGTCCATGCTAGTGTCATAATTTGCTTTTTCATATTTATCTCTCCCTTGGATTGTTTGATTTTCTTGACCGCAAAGATAGTATAGCATGATACTAGTATATTGTCAACACTTTTTTTGAAAAAAAATTAAAATATTTTGAAGGGATGAAATTATGCAAATCAGTATGGAAGAATTCCGGCAAAGACTCGCTAGACTAGAGGCCCCAGAAGCAAAATTTGGGGATGCGGAAATTGAAAGAATGCACAAGATCGGAATCCGACTTGTGAAAGCCCTACGCGCCGTGTATGGGAAGGGGCTTGACCGTCTCACGCTATGGGATCGCATTTCGAATGGCATAATGAATGCTGGAACCCGATCGCAAGGCAAGGGCGGTGATTTTTTAGCAAATCTATTAGAATTCGTAAAAGCAGATATCAACATTGCTGTCGGAAACCCCCTGTTGCTAGAGGTGCATGAGGATATTAAAGCCATGACACCAGAAGAGAAGCGTTTTTTTATCAGGACGTGTATGTCTAGTCGCAGATTGCTATGCCTTGAAGCGAGAGATGACATAGAATCGGAGAAAGACGACCTAGCAATGATTCGCAAGCAGATAGGCAAAGAATTTGTCGCAAGAGGGCCAGACAACACCATTGTAGGATTTGATACCTATGCAGAACTTAAAAATTGGAGGCAAAACAATGAATGAGATTAAATTCGCTCGGATTCATGGGATTTTAACATGCCTTTCGCCCCTCACGCATATGGCGGGTATTTCAGGAAATGAGGCTTTGATAAATCGCCATACGGTAATAAATGGAGGGCAACTGTACGATGTGCCAGTGCTTTCTGGCAATGCTCTTCGACACGTTCTTGTCCGGGAGCCTGGGGCAGATTTCATATACAATGCCTGTGAATTACATGATAGCCTAAATGTTAACCAAGCATGGTTTATGTATAATGGTGGTAGCCTTACAGATTCTACTATCAGTGATAATTTAAAGAAAATAGCGGCGATGCAAGAATTGCTGCCTTTATATAGGCTTCTTGGTGGAAGCCTTACGAATCAAGTACTTGCAGGCAGTATTCACGTAGGCGTGGGACGGCTTTTTTGTGAAGAAGAGCGAGAAAATCTTGAAAAATTATTACCCCCGAGCTTGGCGGCACTGCCTATTAAGATGAGATCTTGCGAGGATTATATCGGCAAATACCAATATACACGCACCGATATCCAAAGGATGCGAGGCATTGCAAAGACTAGCGAAGAATCAGAAGGTGCCGAAAAGGCTAACCTTATGATTTATAGCGGACAAAATGTCATTGCCGGTGCAAAATTTTACGTGCCATTGACACTTAAAAATATTTCAAAAATGGAATTGGGCGCATTTGTTGCGGCGGTAAGTGACTGGCAAGAGTCTAGCGGTACGGTCGGGGGAATGGCGCGTATTGGTCATGGCCAAATGCATTTTGAATTCACCATTGAAGGAAAGGATTTCGCCGGAAAACAGCTAGAAAGCGAAGACCTGGCGATGCTCGCAGACAAATACCGAACCTACACTGTGGAGAACAAAGATGCTATAAGAGTATGGTTAGATGAGACTTTTCCTGCGAAAAAACCAAAGGCAGTAAAGCCAAAAAGAGATAAAGCAAAGGGAGACACAGAGCAACTTGCACTTGATTTTTTTGGGGCAGTTGATGAGTAATGGGGATTGTTGCGAATGAATGCAGGAGTGCAGCAGCACTAGCACGCGAATTAGGCTATGATCGCACCACCATCGTTGAATGGATAAAATCCAATAAAATCACAGCAAAAAAAAGACGCACGGATAAATGTCCTTGGCTCATCCATAAAAAATGGTTTCGTCCAGAATTTATAAATAAACATAAAAAATTCAAGAGAAGGTTATCGTCCTGGACGCGACATGAAATCCGAACATTGCAGTATTACATTAATACCCCTATATCGAAATTGCTCATACTTCTGCCGAATCGCACAAAGAATGCAATTAAAGTAAAGCGATCAAGAGAAAGGCGTAAACTATGAAGAATCAAGTGAAAAACTATAAAATAACGGCATGGATGGCATCTCCCCTTGCCGGAGATCCTCCAATGCTTGACGCTATCCTTGGCGATGAATTAGCGTGTCGTCTTGGCAAGAGACATCACAAAAAAACAGGCAGATGGACACCGGCAAATGAAATTGAAGAATTGCCAATACCGCTTTGCTACACCAAAATGCAAAGCAGAAAGATAGTAAACTGCTCTAATCCCATAATGCCGAAACCGCAAGCAGAATGGACGGCGAATATTGCAAAAAGATTTAATTCATCAAGGATGGCACTACTAATTGCCCCAGAATATCGCAAGAGCATAATGACTGCATCCGGCCCATACAAGTCAAAATTTGACAAAGTGCGCGTACGATTAATCGACCGCGTGTGCTGGTTTGTGCGTGGGGATCGAGAACAAGTCAATAAATTGCTAAAAGCAATTCACTCTATAGGTGCGCACAGGGGAATAGGATATGGTCAAGTATGGCAGTGGACATTTGACGAAATGGAAGATAATTATAGTATTTTTGCACCGTGTAATGGTAAAATAGTTTTGATGCGCACATTGCCTAAGGAATGCAATCTCGATAATGTGTGTGGATACCGCAAATCATACGGTGGCTGGATGCCACCATATTGGCATCCAGCCTTTCAGGCGGAGGTGGCAATTCCGTGTTAAAAATAATGGCATATCAAAATACTGCGTACGCAGGTAGACTTGGAGAAAAACAGGCAGCAAATAAGTTGGGGACTTATTTTGCAGGATTAAAGGTAATCGTGGATAGCCTTCAAAGAAATGGATATGACGTGGACTGGGGCGGTTGTGAGGACGTATCAAAGTATAATATAATCCTTGTGAGCATTACATCATCAAAAGACTGGCTTCCATTTCTCGCCGAGCGCGTAAAATGGGGCAAAGGTATATATAAAGTGATTGTGGGAGGGGCAGGGGCAATGAATCCTCGCCCCTTTTTGCCGTTCGTGGATTGCTTTGTACTAGGACGCGGCGAGAATCTAATTATTGACATTGTTAAAGGGCTAGAGAAAGATGTCCGACACGTAAACGAATCAGTCATATGGTCCAATTTATACAGTAATGATGATGAATACTATTTCCGCCAAGAGTCTTTATACCCACACAGAGTATTTCTTGATGACGGTGAAACCCATTTAAATAAATTCCAACGAAAAGCGCGCGTATTTGAAGAGAAATCTATGGGGTGTCCTTATAAGTGCTTATTTTGTGCGTACTCGCATCATCGCAAGCATATTGACAGTACTAAGGGAGATGGGATGTTTCGAGGCGCGATCATTCACGAATTGCGCGAAATGTGCATGCTTGATATCATAAGAAATAAAGATAAGATAGATCTTGGAATGCTCCGCATCTGCGCCCTTGATGGAATATCAGAGCGGCTTCGATTTAACGCTGGTAAAATGATTAGTCGCGAAAATTTCCGCGAATTCCTTAAAATTATACTTCTTCGCAATAAGAATATGCGATTTAAATTGTATAATATAGTCGGAATGCCTACAGAGTGCGAAGATGATTACTTTGAATTCATTGAAGATGTAGACTATGTGGACAAAAACACAAGGTCAGGCGCTCATGTACAAATAGAATTGCATAATACTCCATTTCAGGCAATGCCAGCTACGCCTGCCGCTTGCTGGCCCATGTCATACAGGAATTACAGGGGAATTATTGCCAATACTTTGATGAAAGCGAGTGCATCCCAGCGATTAGAGGGCAAGGGAAGGTGTTATGATGGAGATCATTTTACTGTATGTGAAAGTATATATACCGAAACTTTGCCGTCTACAGCATTGCAAGCTATTTGCCACAGAGGTACGGAAAAAGATAGTGATAACATCCGGAAGCTTGCATTAAAATGGCACAATTACGACAAGCTTAGCGGCGAAGCAAAGCTTACTGTGCTAAGTCAGGGGTTTGATTTGAAAACTATCTTCGGAGAGTTTTCAGCAGAGACATTACCGACTCGAAATATCAAGACATATAAAGATGTATTGACGGCTCGGGCCTGACTACTCATTTGACTACACTACTACATTTTTGACTACACAAATCGGGTCCATTCTAAGCACTTTGAAGTAAATTAAAACCCCTTGCAAGCGTTGAATTTGCAAAGGGTTTTGCTATCGCACGAGAAAGGATTCGAACCCTCGACCCTCTGATCCGAAGTCGTGCGCTCCTATATGGAAAGCCAAGTATTCTCAGGCGTTCAGGCCTCATTGACTATATCTTGACTACTGGAGATATATGAATCTATCTTATCTGCTGCTCCACCAACTTTGCCTTTGTCCAAATGCGTGTATATATCCATAGTCATCGCCAAGGTCGAATGCCCTAGTAGATACTGAGCCGTTTTCACGTCTACCCCGGCATAGAATAACATTGTTGCATACGAATGCCTAAAGATGTGTGGTGTGATATCTGATGGTAAAATCCAGTTATCAGGTGCTCCACCGAGGGCAGTGTTAAGCCCATCTGCTATTTTACCCCAAAATCGCCTATACACTGTCACGGTCATTAATTCTCCGGCGGCCGAAGGGAATACAATTTCATCCCTTGCCGTCATCCTATGCGCCTTTAGTGCCAAGAATAACGCTTCTGGCATGGGGATGTCTCTATTTCCTGCGTCTGATTTTGGCATAGGCTTTATCCATGTTTTATTTCCGTGATTTGTCCATGCTTTACTTACTCGCACTGTGTTTGCATCAAAATCAATGTCCGCCCAGTTCAAAGAAAGTGCCTCGCTTCGTCTAAGCCCCGCATACAGTAATACGCAATAGAACGCTCTTGATTTGGCATCCAGTATGGCGGATTCGAATGCGATTCTTTCACTGTCCTTAATGGCCCTCTTTTTTGGCTTTACCTTTTTTGGTAATTCTATCAGCTCTGCCGGACTTTTCGCCATTATATTATTTTCAACAGCTCGTCTAAATATTTGCTTAAGCGATAAAGCGGCTTGCTCCGTTGCTCTTGTCAATCCCTTGTTGCGCATTTCATTTATAAGCCGTTGTACATGAAATGGGCGAATATCCCTTAATTTGATATGGCCCAATGTTGGCACTATATGAACTCTTACCATAGTCTCATACATAGAATATGTTTTGCTGCCCGATCCCATCTTATATGTTCTTAGCCACTCCTGCGCCCATTCTGAGACGGTCATTCCACCATCCTTGACGATTGTGCCGGTCCCGACCTGTCGCCGCAATTCGGCGGCCTTTTCTTCCAATTCGCGGATAGTTTTGGCGTAAATAGTTTTCCGCTGTGGCTTTCCGTCCGGCTTGACACCTATCACTACATGGGTACAATATCGCCCATCTGCACGTTTTTTATATTTTGCTGGCATAATTCCAAGCTCTACATAATCAGCATTAAAATGCTGAAAATTGTTAGTAAAAACATTAGAATTGGCAGTAGACAGCCACCGCCTGTTATCATCCGGCCGACTTTGCGTTGCCTGCCAGCCCTAGTGGTTGGTATGCCTGTTGTCCTTGCAATTTTGCGCTTAGCGGCGGTTACACCTAGTGCTCTCTTTGGGGAGAATGATAGTCCCGGTATTCCTTTTTTACGTCTAGCCATTTCTCACCTCTCCGAAATCTAATCCTACTAACTTTTGCTGTATTTTTTCCAATTCTTTTTCCAGTCGATTTCTTTTTGATTTTAATTTTTCTGTCGCTAATAGGGCATCTATTTCATTAATTCGTGCATATAGCTGCTCTTGACTTTCAGATTCTAGCGGTTTTTTACTATTTTTAGACTTGGGCTTAGCGGCATTAGCCTTACGCTCTAACTTTTCGATTCGTCCTTGGAATCCCCCTTTTGTCGAGTCTGTAAGGTTGTGTACTAAAGCCGATCTGCAAACCTTTATAGCGTTCGGGAAATCTCCCAGCTTTTCATGGATCATGGCAAGCCTTTGAAATGAAGGAATTCTTATATCTATGGTGCCGTCCGCATCCATCTGTGCAATCTTTTCAATATTCCCTATCTCAGCATCTAGGCGCGATTCCTCATTATAATAAGGGTAGCGCATATCCTGCCCTTTGCGCCGATTCAGATACGCCTCTCTAAATTTAGGGTACAGCTCTATGTCTTTTATGCAAAATTCCATGCATTTAAGTAGCATTTTCTCATCTTCGCGATGGTAGTAGGTATGCTCGATTTGCTCACTATAATAGTAATGTAGTTTTATTATCTCATCATCCGATATTGTATTTCCGATTTCTATGCTAGGCGCGCTTTGCATATTTACCAAATTCGGTTGTTTTGGCTTAAAGCTCCCCATCCACCTAGATAAACCGCCATGCTTTTTTATGTTAATAAAACAAAATGCGGCGAGCCCAATCACGATAACACCAATAAATACATCCATCTACCTACCAACTCCCTATGCCCGCGCGCAACCGCTCCATAATATACAAACAGCAATTACACCCTCCAGCGATTGCCGCAAGATTGACATACCGCCTCTGTGTGCGTTTTGGATTTTGTTTTACTGTTTGTGAGCAGTGGAATAATCAGGATTAATCCAAGCGTAAGAAAAGCCAGGGTAATCCAGATTAGCCAGCCGAAACATCCGCGACGTTTTGTTTTGACGCTAGTAACAGCCTGTACATTAACATTGTTTGAGCCACATTTTCTACAAGTCATAAGAATCTCCTTTTTTTGCGTCATGCGCAATCTATATTATCAAAACTGAAGACGACACCACAAGATCGATGATATTCGATAGCCCTGTGTAAAAACTCTGTTGTTACCTGACAGCATTCGGCTACAGCATATTCACCGTAAGTGCCGTTTTGCCGGAATGCCGCTTCAATTTCTTCGGGTGTGCAATACTCCCTGTACGCCCAATTTCTTGCCCTAGCCTCTTGTTTCATGCGATTGTTGCGCATAATAGGCGAATTAAATGTAGGGGTGACCGTATAAAACTCCATTGTTTCAAAGTGTCCCAATTCTTCCGCCAGCACTGACGCTTCATCCGATTTACCACATAATGCGCCTTTATTTAATGCTATAGATTTTTTGCCATGGACAATATGACTCATGGCCTTAATTGTGTCACATATAGCAAAGTTGTTTATTTTTATGGAATTACCGTGTAAGCGACTTTCGATGCATTCTAGCTTCGTCATATAATCACCTCTATGTCGTGTCCTAATCCGGTTGTGATAGTATAAATTTGGTGTATTCGGCTATTTTGTCGACCTGGGCTTGCGATAGCTCGTCCACGCCTTCGAATGCTACCATTACTTGTTTTAATGCCTTTGGGACTTCTAGTATTTGCGGGGTTGGGTCTTCGGACAGGCCCAGTAGGTAGTCCGTGGTGACGTTGAAATGTTGCGCAAGCTTGGAGACAATGGCGGAATTTGGCACTGTTCCGTTTTTCCAAGATGTTACGCTCCCAGATGATACTCCGAGTTTCTTTGCGACAGTGTTAACATTGCTATTATTCTGCTTTGCCAATAGATCGAATCGTTCAAAAAACATTAATACTCACCTCCTTGAAAATCTCACTATATTGAGATACAATAACCCCAACCAAATGGCATTGGATTTATCGTGCAAGCATCTGCGCTAGAAATGGGGAATATACGTGAATAAACGCGAAAAAATGAAAAACAATGCATATTTATTCGGGATATCGTTCATCCCCTATGTTGCCAACTTCACACAAGACGAATTGATTCGCGTGTATCATTGGCTGAACTCGGGGTGCGATGCCGTGCACTTCAATGAAAAAGGTTGGGATGATAGATTTCCGCCAAAGCCAAAAGAAATGCAAGGTGATAATGCTCCTTATTATACTGTCGCTGTAATGGAAGCTATTGCTAGTGTTGTAGGATACAAGGCTATATACAAGTGGCATGCTGTTAACGTACGTCGTTATAATGAGGATGAAAGTGAAAAGGCTCGTTCCCTTGACGAGCGGGGACAACTTTTCGAAGACTGGTACGAACTCCAAGTCCAAAAAGCTGTACTGCACCCGCATACCACTACTCCAATCGGATCCTTTTCTAATTACACGAGAGCAAAACCGAAACGATAAACGTTACCACGGAAACCGCAAGAGCGAACAATGGTATGAGTACAGAAAACCAATATTTGAACCAGTTTTCCCTTTCTGATAATTCGTAATTTCTAAGAACCCTCTTTGCTGTGTCGTTTAACTGAAACATCCCGATTCCTCTTGGTTCTTCTTTGTAGGGCGGGTATTCGGTTTTTGCCATAACTGTTCTTTCGAACAAATATTTTTCAACAACAGAAAAATGCTCCGTGCCAAATTTTTTAATTAGATTGTCGTAGCTCACGCACTTTTTGCGCTTCACGTACTTTAAAAACTTAGCATCCAGTTTCTCCATGCGACCCTCTTCGATAAATTTATTTATGCACTCTGCACAAAAGCAGGGTGTTTTTTGTTGCTGAAAAATATTTCTCAATATTTTAAGAAAATGTATTGACATCTCAAATAATTGAGATTATAATAGAACCATGTTCAGCAACACCCCAGCAAACCCAAGGAGGAAACCCAAATGACATACAACAAATCAGAAATCATGAAAAGCGCATGGAACATGTACAACAAAAGCCTAGCATCAAAAGCAGTAGCAAAAAGAACAGGCATAACCACATTTGCTTCTGCGTTAAAACTTTCTTGGGAAAATGCAAAATTAAAATCACAAACAAAAGTAACATCAACAATCGGCTGGGCAAGCATTAGAAGCTTAGCATCTGGTGACACAATCAAAGTAGCACCACCGGGATGCGCGTCGCTTTTCAAAATCAAAACAGTAGCAACAATCGAAACATCTGGCAACGGATTTGCAGGCATTGATGTAACTTTCACAGACGGTACAGTAAGAGTATTTAGAAGCTTTGATGTGGTTGAACGCCTAGCCGCGTAAAATACAAATCGAACTTAGTTCGACAATTGTAAATGCATATATGGCGCGTGTCAATAACTGGATTAGACTTAGAGGGGAGGTAAATCATGGTAGATGGTAAAGAAATAGAACGCCTTAGGACATTAAAGGGGTGGACGCAGGATGAGTTGGGCGAAAAAGTAGGCGTATCTGGAAGATTTATAGGCTATCTGGAGAAGGGGACCAGGAAAACCGACACAGATAAGATCAAGCTCATTGCGGATGAGCTGGGCGTTCTGGTGGATGATTTATATAAAAAAGATTCTGCTTAACTGTGGGCAAAAACAAAAAAACCTCAAAGAGGCGGATGGGAGGCGGATTTAATGCAAGACAGTGAGAAACTCCTTGGGGAGATGCAAAAACTAAAGGAAGCCCTGTCCGCCTTCATGTCAGAGGGAAAGCAGCCCAAGCAACATGAATATTTGACAATAAGCGAGCTGGCCGCACGATTAAGCATTTCCGCTAATGGTGCGCGTTGCTTAGCAAGGTCGCAGTATTTGCGCAATATTAAAGGGGCTGTCCTCAATGTGAACCAAAAAGGCCCAAAGGGAAAGTATGAGAAGCTGCGAGTGCGGCTTGACGCAGCAATAAAGATTTTTCAAGCATATCCGGGAACTTATTCATAGAAAGGAGATTCTTATGTACAAATTTGATTTTGCTCTAATTGGAGCATATTTCGCTCACTGCGAAGAATATGGCTTAGAGCCAACTTGGAATGGAGCAGCTACATTTAGAGGGATTGTCAAGCTAAATTATCTAGCTGCCATCCATGATTACGGCTGGCTAGATACGCCTACTACATGGCGTGGGTATTTGGTATCACTGGCCGCAATTAGCCGACAGAGGGGAGGGGATCAAGTTGCCTGATGGAAAGATGTGTGGCACGTGCCGCTTCTACAGACACACGGAGGATCTGGGTCATTACTGTAGCAACGAAAAAAGCGAAGGTTTCGCGGAAAACGTTAAATACGGTGATTCATGTAGCGAATGGGGAGACTCAGATGAAAGTCAGCCAAATCAACAAAAATAAGCCACCAATGCTTGGGGCAAAAGGCGGCTAATCAAAAAAATCTATGGAGTAGACTTTCTGCGCTTATTTTAACAGATAAGGCGCGGAAACACAAGGAGGAAGTTGCATGAAACAACTTATTACCATCAAGCGATTGCCTGAAATTGAAGCGCATTTACAAGCATTATCAGGACAGATAGATGATCGCGTTAGTAGCGCGCTGTCTCTTGCGGTTACAGAAGAAACCGTAAAGGAAGTTAAGAAGGTGCGCGCGGAATTAAATAAAGAATCTGCGCCACTTAAAGAGGAATTTCGCGCTGCTGAAAGCAAAATTCTACAACCATGGTATGAGTTTAAAGAAACCGCGAAGTCGCTTGTGTTTGATAAATATGTGGATGCAGACTTGCAACTAAAAAACCGCATTAGCGAAGTAGAGGATGGTTTAAAAGCCAAGAAACATGCAGAGCTTGCGGAATATTTTGACGAGCTGCTTACAACCACAGGCATTGACTTTGTGACGATGGGAACATGGAATCCCAATGTAACATTATCGGTAACATTGCCAGCGTTAAAAAAACAGGCAAGCGAATTTGTTAGCAAAATTGCAGATGATGTAGCTGCTATAGAAAACATGGAGAACAGCGCGGAAATTCTCGTTGAATACAAAAAATGCTCGTCTTTGGCGCAAGCAGTAAGCACTGTAATCGCGCGGCACAAGGCAGTGAAAAGCGAAAAACGCCGCCAAGAAGATGCGAAACAAGCGCAAACTGTGGCAGATATGGCACAGCCATTACCGCCACAAGCGCAAGCTGTGCAAGAAATTGTAAAGGTTAAGTTCGAGAGCAAATCCAATCCCGGCACATATTCCGAACGCGAATATAGCTATTTCACAGCCATACCGCTGGTCGTTGGCGATATCGTGCTTGTGCCGGTAAAAAATGGCGAGGGTAAGGCAATTGTTACGGAAACTGATGTGTTACCGTTTGATGTTGGTTGCGATATTTCTTTGCTGAAATCAATAACGGCCAAGCACGAAAAAGACCCGGTACACACTATAGCCATTACTGTAACCGCATCGCTATCGAAATTAAAAGAATTGAAGGCATTTTTAGTAGATGGTGGGTACAGATATGAGTGACAATAAAATTTATGCGGCAATTACTGCGATAATGGGCGATGTTGGCGCGGTTGGCAAAAACCAAAAGAATCAGTCGCAAGGGTTTCTATATCGTGGAATTGATACCGTGATGAACGCGTTACAACCGGCATTGGTGAAACATGGGGTGTTTGTTGTGCCGGAAATTTTGGAACAAACACGCGAAGAGCGACAGACTGCGAAAGGTACAAATTTAATTTATTCCATTTGCAAGATAAAGTACACGTTCTACGCAAGTGATGGCAGCAACATATCGGCAATTACAATTGGCGAAGGAATGGACAGCGGTGACAAAGCAACAAATAAAGCTATGGCTATAGCATTTAAATACGCATGTTTCCAAGTTTTTTGTATGCCAACCGAAGAAATGAAAGACCCCGACGGCGAAAGCCCGGAAGTTCTGTCAAAAAAAGAGCAATCAACTGTAATTTCTAAACAGCAGCGAGAATGGCTATTTAGGCTTGCGCGTGCGCGGGAAGACGTTTGCAAGGCAGCTCTTGGAAAATATGGCTATGTATCAACGAAAGACGTTAAAGGATCTGATTATGAAAGTATATGTGAAGAAATTACGCGAATCAATGGCGAAATTGATGGTGATGTACGCGGTCAACAGCCAACAAAATTAGACCATTTATAAAAAGGGGGTGTGGGGCATGTATGCGGAAATAAAAGCTAAAGTCAACAAAGAAACATCAAGCGGCACATTGCTACATGTCCTCATTCCCAATGTATCGGCAACAGATTATTTAAAAAAATACACAGGCAGCGACACGTTAATTGGCGAGTTACGTATAGACGATGGGCGTACTATCCGCGCTGACCAGCGCAAAAAAGCGTGGGCAATTCTTCATGATATAGAAGACTGGAATGGTGACGATGCCGAAACTAACCATTGGTGGTTGAAGCGAGAATATAGGCGAAAAAGTGGCGAATCTAAGTTTTCTTTATCTAATTGCTCTGTAACCACTGCGCGACACTATATATCATTTTTACTGGATTTTTGCCTTTCCTGGGATGTGCCGCTATCCGAATCATTGCTTAATCGCACAGACGATATCAATGCCGCGCTATACGCTACATTGATGAATAAAAAGTGCATCGTATGTGGGCATGATGGGGAATTGCACCATGTAGATGTTGTGGGCATGGGGCGCAGTAGGCTGGAAATATGCCACATAGGCATGAGTGTGATGTGTTTATGTAGAAAACATCATAGCGAGGCTCATTTATCTGGAAAAGATACATTTAATAGTCGATATCACATCTATGGAATCAATGCAAACCAGGAAATATGTGATACCTGGAGACTTAACACCGATAGAAAAACAGATGGGAGTTAAAATATGTTAAAACCTAAGGACTTTACAGGCAGAGAGGTACCGCTTGAGATTATAGAGCAGGGGCTTAAGGATAGCGATTGGCGTGTACGCAATGCGGCAATGAAGTTGTGGGTCGAAAAAGGAAATGCATATCCACTAATCCGCACAATAGAACCACCGACTACAGTATACAAAAAATGCCTAGGCGGTATTATCGTGTGCGCAACTATACCTTCGTATGCGCAAATTAGAGGTAGCTACGGCGGCAAATGCAGAGCAAGTGCGGCAATTATAACAAGCGTAATCGGCACATATTATGGCGAGTCTATTGGGGTATCGCTTCACGACAAAAAAACGACTTATCGCACTGGCGACGAAGTTGAGATTTCAGATTTTAATATGAGCGATGCTGAATGTGCGGCCGGATATCATTTCTTTTGCACTGAATATGAAGCAAGGAAATATTATCATTAAATTAAATAATTAAAAAAACAAGAAAGGAGAATCACATGGAAAAAGCAAGGAAATATTATCATTAAATTAAATAATTAAAA